CCTGTTTCTTCTGCTAGCTCCGCCAAATTCGTGAAAATGATCTTCTGAGTTTCGAGTGGAGTCATGTGTCTTGGCACATTTACAACCATTATCTGGTTATCCCCAGATCCGACCAGTTGAATCTTAATTCCCGTAAGTTCCAATTTGGCAATTATGGAGTGCTGAGTTAACAACGTCCAAATTCGGGTCCTGAGACCTTCTCCCATGGCTTTGAGCCCTTTAACACACCGAGGCCCAGGTATGGGTTTGCCGTCTGGTCCTTGTTCGGGAGGAAAGTAATCATCAGCGAAGAGTGCAAATGATTCTTCGCAGAACTGATGAGAATATGCGAACACTTTTGTGTCCTCAGTCCCGAAAATGCAATCAAAAACGTCTGCAATGGGGTCAGTTAATTCCCCGTTGAGATGATGTGACCATTTAGAGTAGTCAATGCTTATGATGAAACATTCTCCTTTTGGGTTAGCCATTCTTAGCAATAGGTAGGACAACTGGGTGGCAGTCATGGTGATGCTTTGCGTTGGACACATGGTTAGCACTTTCCTGCAATTACTCTCCGTAACTACCTGCCAGAGCCTCGCATCAAATGTCAACTTCGTGAAAAATCTTGCTAGCAACATTTTTAACTCTCGCTCTTTTGGGTGATATTTGGCGATTTTATTCTTGTCATCAGTTTGTCTTATGAATTCTAGGACGATCTTCATAACATTTACTTGTGACCTCCTCAAGTGCTCTATTATCACTCTTCTACAGGCTCTTGCTCCTAACTTGCCACCTTTACTATATCTTTCCCTGTGCATTTTTATCCTGTATTCTTGAAGCCAGCATTCCATAGGGACACAAATGGCTTTGTCAGCCAAAAGATCAGTCGCATCTACATGCCAATCAATATCTAGGTTCTTATCTAAGACTATATTCTCAAACAAGGCACAGGGCCATACATCTCCAGTTGGCTCTAGCCAACTATTCGTAGCAATAGATTCAACAATATCGGCTCTCAACGGCCCGATAGTATGATGCTTTGGCCAGACTTTATGTCGTCGGAGCCATTCTCGGCAGAGACTCTTGACTAATGAGTTACGTGCCTTCATCCCTGCCATTGCTGCACTAGGCCTGGAGACGTAACTTAAGTCAATCATCTTTTGAATTGCTGGCCCAGGTTCACAAACTGGATAGCTCATCGTCTTATTAAGTCCGCAAACTTTGACATGAACTTTTGCTTCAACATCGCTCGTTGGGTGTTTGAGTAGGAACGGCTTCAGCGCACACTTAGGCATAGCCTTATCACACTCACTTGGGAGTTCATTGATGAAACCCTCATCTAATTGTCGCAAGCATGCTATAGTGCCACATTCTGGCATCTGTGCGAGCACATCGTAAGTGTAGGGACCTAATTGCATGAATGTTAACTCTGCTAGCTTGAAGAACTTAGTGACTTGTGGATATAGCTCGTAAGGCTGCTCCAATACGTCATTGATTGCCGAGTAAACCAATGCATCCACATGAGCAATTGCTGCTTCCTCAACAGCCAAAAAGGCCATCCATGGCATCAATAGATGATCAAGACCATTGTGGACGCAAATCCAATCAGCAGACGCAAATATTTTGATGCGAAGGTTGCTACATGTCACTTCGCGCTCTGTTGTGGTTTCACCACCAAGATTTTCCTTTATGGCAGTGAGCTCTTCTCGGATTGTGTACCATCTCACTATATCTGGTTTTGTGAATACCTGTCGAATGTCGTACTTGCATCGTATTTTTGCCCAGTTGAGCAAACCAATCTCATACGCATTTTGAGTTGCCTGGCGGACTTCTTTGGGTGGTGCATAAAATTTGCTAATGTTCTTGAATGATTTGAGGAAGAATCTCATATAATCACTAGTGTGGTGGACTTGGATTTGTTTGTCCTGTTCGGGTATTTTACACAAGTGCCGCTCAAAAAATCCATTATTTGGTCCTGTGTGATATCCATCAAGGAAAGCGTCTAACTGAGAGGTTGTCACAGCGGCGTTTACCCTTGTTTCTCTCCTGTGTACTTGTTGTCTGGTGAATGCACACATATTTGAGTCTTAGGATCATGTCTATATTCAGGTCTGCTGTTGTCTGTAATCCATCTCGTTTCACATTTTTTTCTTAACTTTTAATATGAACCAACATTTATTTAAATAAGGTTAA